ACTTGTTGGTCCACAAGGTGTTGGATCATCTGTAACACAATTTGTTTCAAGACAAATCAAAGACAACTTAGATGCCAATCAATTAATCATTGAAGGCAAAGTAAATGATACCACAGTGATGGTGTTCAGTTCAACAGCATTCACAATAGGCACAACAGATCCTTCAAACACAATAACAGGATTCGATGTTGTCAAAAAAGGTATCACTCTTGTTAACACACAATCAACCACAAATGGTGTAACGTCAACAGATCACAGATTCTGGGGTACAGCATCCAACTCAGATAGATTGGGCGGATTTGAAGCATCTGATTTTATCAGAGCAGGTTCAAGTGCTTTTTCAAGCATTGTGAGATTTGGAGATGTAGGATTCACAGTTGGTGATTCTAATGATTTAAAAGTGAATATTGAAAATGGAAGCGATGGATCAATTGCCAACGAGATTGGTAATAAAATTTCTTTGAAAGTTAACGATAGTGGATCAGTCAACGAGATTGCTTATGTTGGCACAGACGGAATAATACCAGGTGCAGGTAATAAGAATTTAGGAATAACCACAGACAAATGGTATGAAGTTCACGCAAACTATTTTAAAGGTTTGGCAGATAGTGCTTCGGGAATATTCTTTGGTTCTCAAACTTATTTGGGAGCAACCACAGCCGTAAACAACACAGTGGCTTTGAGAGATGGTACTGGCACAATCACAGCAAATACATTTGATGGTATTGCCACATCAGCCAGTTACGCTGACTTGGCGGAGATTTATTCTACTGACAAACAGTATGAAGTTGGCACAGTGATGGCGATTGGAGGAGATGCAGAAACCACAGCATACTTTGATGGTGGTAATGTGTTTGGAGTTATTTCAGAAAATCCTGCTTTCTTAATGAACAAAGATGCTGAAGGACAACCGATTGCTTTTGTAGGACGTGTTCCAGTAAAAGTAAAAGGTGCAGTTGAAAAAGGCAACAAAGTTTATGCCACAGATTATGGTATCGCAACCACTACCAAAAAAGGACAGTTGGTTGGTTTTGCCTTAGAATCAAATTCAGATGAATCCATAAAATTAGTAGAGGTAGCACTAAGGTTAATAAATAATTAAGAAGGAATAGAATACAATGGCTTTAGTAACTGCGAATAGATTCAATACTCTTAGACAACAGATAGACAACGTGTTAGGAAATGGTTCAGGTGATACTGGATATGGACAAACACTTATCACACAATCAGTTCAGGTAGGTGATTTAATCAATGCTACCAACATCAACAACGCATATGAAGATTTAAGAAAATGTTACAAACACCAAACAGGTGGTAATCCAGCCAATTCAGTTATTCAAGCAGTAAATCAAGGTGATCTGATCAAAGAAAATGACGGTGTAAGTTACACAGGTTGGGATCAATACGAAGCACTAGCCAGTTTGGTTAGCACAAACAGATTAACAGTAGATCCTACACAGCAGGATATTGTAGTATCGCTACCAAACAATAGAAGTTCTTGGAATGGCACAATCACTTGTATTGTGAATGTAAATTTTTCATCAGCAGATGCTAGAAGACACTACTTCAATCAAGGTGGGTACATTCAAATCACATCAAGCACCACAGACAGCAGTTCAAAAGGCACAGACTGGAACAATATTATGGGTGGCAATTCAGTTTTTTCTGCCAACAGTTTTACTCATTCAGGAAACGGCACAGTTACAAATGTGGGAAATTATCAGTTGGATGGCACAGTACAAAGAATATTAGCCAATTTTAACGCAGGTGCAGGCACATATTCTGAGAACGACTATTACATAGATGTCCAAAGCACATCAAACACACAAATTCGGTTCACCATGACCTGGAGAGATCAAGAAACTGGTAATCCAGACGAGAATGTTGGCAATTTGAATTGTGATATCTACACTGCCACAGCAATCACAGATGTAATTGGTATAACACCTGGTGTTGTGCGTGGTTCTGGTGATAATTTCTAATCTATAGTTTGACTTATATCCAAAAATCAAGTATAATATTCTTAATATTATGGATGAATCCTTATCAAAATCTTTGGAACACGCTCAGCGTCTAAAAACTTTCAATAACCAATTACGATTGTTGAAAGAAAAATGCTTAGAAAATAATATCTATTACACTGAAGGACATCAGTTCACAATAAATTTAAACCTTATCAATCATTGTTTAACTCTGATCAATGTCAAACAAACAAATGAAGCAGTTTTTCTTGACGATTACAATATTCCAGTAAAAATACAAGACATAAAAACTTTTCACAACGATATTATTGATTTGTATCAACAAAACCTAAATCAATACTTTGTAGAATACAATCAATTGGTGAAAGACAAAGGTGAGATCTAACAATGTCCAAAGGGGTATTACTGTTTGCTCACAACAACAGCACTGTTGACTATGTAAAACAGGCTGATTTTTGTGCCGCTCAAATCAAAAAACATTTGAACTTGCCTGTGTGTTTGATCACATCGGACAAATTTAACGAAGATAAAAATAATTTTAATCATGTGATAGTGGTACCCAAAGAATCTACCAGTCAAACAAAATCATATCATGATGGCAATCAGAGACATAAAGATATATGGAGTAATCATTCTAGATATACTGCTTATACATTGACACCCTATGATGAAACAATAGTGATGGACACTGACTTCATAGTGGCTAACAACAACTTAAACAAAGTGTTTGAAAGTAACGAAGACTTTTTGATCAATTACAAAGCACAACACATAGATTTTGATTCAAGATACACAGAGGAAATGAAATATGTGAGCGATACAGGTATTGAAATGTGTTGGGCAACTGTGTTTTATTTTAAAAAGACAGAAAGAACAAAGATACTGTTCGAACTGATTAATCACATTAAAAATCAATGGGACTTTTATAGATTCAAGTATCAAATAACACATCCAAATTTTAGAAATGATTTTGCTTTTGCCATTGCTATTCACATGATTAACGACTTTGAAAAAACTGCTTGGCCCAAGCAACTGCCAAGTAAATTATTTTATGTAACGGATAGAGACGGTGTAGATTCTTTTCAAGACAACAAATGGACTTTCACATTTGAGTCTGGATTAAAAGCACAAATTAAAGGTATCAACATTCACATAATGAACAAAATAGGATTGAATAAAATTATAGATCAATATGAGTAGAGGATTTGTATTATTTGTACAGCAAAACAACGACTCTGATTATTTAAAACAGGCAGTGGCGTGTAGTTTGAGTATTAAAAAATTTATGCCCGATGAAAAAGTGTGTTTGATCACAGATATCACTGTGCCTGCTGATTATCAAAAGCACTTTGACTATATCAAGGATATACCAGGAGATGATTTAGCACAAAACAGCGATTGGAAAGTTGCGAATAGATGTAAAATTTATGATATCACACCATTCAACGAAACCATTGTGTTAGATGTAGATATGTTGGTATTGGAAAATATCGATCATTGGTGGAAACAATTAAGCAATTATGAATTGTATTACACCAACAAGGTAAAAACTTATAGAGGAGAATGGGCAACCAGCAATTACTATAGAAGAGTTTTTGTTGAAAATTCTTTACCAAACGTGTATTGTGGATTTCATTATTTTAAAAAATGTAAAAACAACAACAAGTTTTTTGAGTTACTCAAAGACATTGTTGTAAATTATGAAGTGTACAGCAAACGTTTTACAAAATATAAAACTCAAACTTGGTGCAGTATGGATGTTGCCACAGCCATAGCAATTGATTTGTTGAATTTACAACACAAGGTTTTCAGTGATTACTCGAACTTAACATTCACACACATGAAACCCAGAATCCAAAATTATCAAAGCCAAATGAACAATTGGACACAGCATATTGATTATAATTTGAACACAAAAAATGAATTGTTTGTGGGCAACGTAAAACAAAAAGGAATATTTCATTATGTGGAAGATAATTTTTTAACTGAACAAATGCTGGAGCAATTACAATGACCATAAGACCGCCGTTAAAATTTGATGTGATTCGCCCTGAAGTGAAATACTATTTTCGTTTTGATCCTGCGTCAGGCAGGGTATTAGGTTTTTCTGTACAGCAAAAAGGACACAGCATTGAAATATCGGAAGAACTTGCCAAACAAGTTCAAAGCAAACTGAAACAATTGGGTGATTACTTGGTTGTTCTTGAAAACAATCAGTATGTGGTTAAGGCAAAAAATGCGGTGCTTAACAAACAGCACAACAGCACAGAATCAAACAAACATATAAACGAAATCATTTACGAAGTACAAAAAAATAAAAAAGATTCTTGTATTAGATTTAATCTTGATCAAACACACAACAACTGGACAATCACCATTGACGATGAACTAAAAAACACAATTAAAAATACAACCAATCAACAAAGTGTGCTAAATTTTTTTACAACTCCTCAAGACAATACCAGTGTGCTTGATTATGCTTTTGATGTAGATTTAACAAAACTTTGCGAAGATGGCAAATTACAAATTCCTCATCAATCAAAATCGACACCAAGGTTGTTTTGTAGAAAAGTGTACAACTATTCATATGAGGTAAACAAATGATACTTAAAATAGCAGATATGGATTTTGTGTTTTTGAGCGTGGATGAACCTAATGCTGAAAAGAATTATGCTGATCTGAAAAGGAAAATACCTTGGGCGAAACGAGTACATGGAGTCTTAGGTTTTGATACTGCTCATAAACGTGCGGCAGAAATATCCGATACAGAAAGATTTATCACAGTGGATGCTGATACACAGGTACATGAAGATTTTTTAAATGTGTTGGTGGATATGAAATCTTTAGGTGTAGACAACACATATCAATTCAGTTGGTGTGGACACATTGAATTAAATGGATTAAAATATGGCAATGGCAGTTTAAAATGTTGGACAAAAGACTTTGTAAAAAATATGCAGACGCATGAAAATCACGATGGAGCAGAAGGCAGTCAAAATAGAAATGTTATTGAATTTTGTCACTTTCCTAATTATTATCAGTTTAATGAAAATTATTCAAACAGTTACATAGATGGGTCTGCTTATCAAGCCTGGAGAGCAGGATTCAGAGAAGGTGTAAAAATGAGTTTGGATAGAAACATTAGAAAGCCTCTTAATGAATTGTGGTGGCAAAATTATCAAAGACTGCTGGTATGGATGTCAGTGGGCATGGACAATCAATATGGAGTTCATGCTATTCATGGAGCAAGAACAGGCTGTTATTTGACAACTTGTACTGATTGGGATTTTACTCAAGCAAACAATTATAGGTATTTTCAAAATTATTGGAAATGGGAACTACATGATAATGATGACAAGACAGAAACTGATTTTTATCAACAAGTGATAGAATTAGGAGAAAAAATAAATGATCAGCACAACATAGAATTACCTATAGAACCTTTGAACGCAGAACAAAGTAAATTTTTTAAAAAAGTGTATTACAATACACCAAGGATAATAAGGAAAACAATTTGATGTATGATATAGTTTTTATAAGTTACAACGAACCGTTGGCAGATCATAATTATAAAATGTTGTGTGAACGCTTTCCAATAGCACAAAGAATACATGGTGTAAAAGGAATTCACCAGGCACATATAGAAGCGGCAAAATTAGCACTCACAAAAATGTTTTGGGTAGTAGATGCTGATGCTGAGATAGTGGATGATTTTAAATTTGATCACAAAGCCACAGGTTATAAACAAACATGGGTTCATGTTTGGCGTAGTCGTAACCCTATCAATGATTTACAGTATGGTTATGGTGGAGTAAAACTTTTACCTAGAGAATTAACTTTAAAAATGGACACAAACACAACAGATATGTCCACCAGTATATCCGAAGGTTTTCAGCCAATGGAACAGGTATCAAACATCACAGCATTCAACTCTGATCCTTTCAGTGCTTGGAAATCAGCATTCAGAGAGTGTGCCAAGTTAAGTTCCAAAGTGATAGATAGACAGGAAGATTCGGAAACAGAACAAAGATTAAACATTTGGTGTACCAAAGGCATGGATAGACCTTATGGTGACTTTGCTGTTGATGGTGCTCAAAAAGGCAGACAGTTTGGCGAACAGAACAAAGACAAAATAAAAATGATCAACGATTTTGATTGGTTGAAAACACAATTTGAGGAGACTTGCGGTGTCAGTGAATACTACTAAGATTCCATTTGATAACATTGTGCGATTCGGACAAAGCACCATGTTAGAGAAAAATTTGTTCAATGTGAGTTGGATACTCAGCAGATTCTGTAATTACAACTGTTCTTATTGTTGGCCCTATGCTCACAGCAAAAAGGTTGATCACAGACCATTGGAAGTTTACAAAAAGACCATGGACGAAATAAAAACGCAAGCCAGAGCAAATGGATTCAACAGTTTTCATTTCAGTTTCTCAGGAGGTGAGCCTACAGCATACAAAAGATTTTTGCCATTGATAGGACACTATGCCAAAGACGAGAAAGCCAGATATCAAAGCATACACATGACAACCAACTGTTCTCCAGGTAAGAAATGGTGGGCAACATGGATACAAGCCACTGAAACTTTAAAGCGAAGAAGTATTACAGCCAGTTTCCATCACGAATTTGCCGATGAAGATGCGTTTGGAGACAAACTGTTAATGCTACAAGATGCAGGCGTGTATGTCACAATCAACCAAGTGATGGTGCCACATCTATTTGAAGAACTGTATGAGAGATGTTCAAGATTCAATCAGAGAGGAATCAATGTAACATTAAAACCACAAAGCAACGAATCTGCTAGTGAAATTGTGTCTGGCTACACAGATGATCAGATTGAAATGATGAAAACAGGATTTCCACTCACAATTGAAAACGGAGAATTAGTTCAACAGTTGGTTTTGAATGATCACAAGGATAATATGTACAATTTGGATCAAGCAGAAAGATTCAATGCGTTTGGTTTTAACAAATTCAAAGGCTGGACTTGTAATGCTGGATATCAAAGTTGCATTGTGAGAGAGCCAGGTGGAGAAATCAAAAGAGCATACAGTTGTCATGATGAACCATTAGGAACCATTGATGAAGGATTTAAATTATTTAGAACTCCAAACAGATGTATTACTTCAACCTGTGTGAGTTCAGCAGACAGCAAAATTCCAAAAAGTAGAGAATTGGATAAACTGGAAGCCATTGAAAAAGAAGAAATCATAATGGAAATCAGTCGTAAGCAATCCAAAGCATTCAAAAAGGAACGAACAAATGTATAAACTCACCGACATAAAAGATGTTCATTTGGAAGTGACCAGCAAGTGTCAAGCCAAATGTCCAATGTGTCCAAGACGTATTCAAGGTGGTCCTCTAAATCCTTTTATACATCTTGATGAAATAACTTTGGATAGATTCAAGCAATGGTTTCCTGTGGAGTTTATCAAACAATTGAACAGTATGTTCATGTGTGGCAATCTAGGAGATCCTATTGTAAGCAAGGATACTTTAGAGATATACAAGTATCTGCGTGAAACTAATCCTCATATAAGACTTTCAATGCACACCAATGGCAGTGCTAGAGATACAGAGTGGTGGAAACAGTTAGCACAAACTCAAGTAAAAGTTACTTTTGGAATAGATGGTTTGGCAGACACAAATCATCTGTACAGAATATCCACAGACTTTGATAAGATCATTGCCAATGCCAAAGCATTTATACAAGCAGGTGGATTTGCCAAGTGGCATATGCTAGTGTTCAAGCACAACGAACATCAAGTGGAAACAGCAGAACAGATGTCAAAAGATTTAGGATTTAAAATTTTTACAACCAAACACACATCACGATTCAAGAAAGATTATTTACAAGTGATAGATGAAAAAGGAAATCCTTTACACAAACTGGAACCCACACAGAAAAGTGCTGACATGATTCCTTTGATTGAACAGTCACAGCAAGAAACAACACCCACTATTGTGTGTAAAGCAGTTAAAAACAAACAATTATATGTGAGTGCCTGTGGTAATGTATCTCCTTGTTGTTGGTTGGACATGGAATGGATTCCACCCATGCAGGACAGCAGGATAGATTATATGGAAAGAATAGGCGAGTTTCCGAATTTAAATACAAGTAGTTTACAAGAAATATTCGATGGAGGATATTTTGACAAAATAGAACAAACTTGGGGTCACACACCACTACAAGAATGTGGCAAACAGTGTGGATCATTTGATAAACTGGGAGTTCAATTTGAAAATTAATATTAAAGATGTGCTGTATTGGATGGATGCCATCAGACAATCGGATGATAGGTATCGCACATTGGAAAGTTTCTGGAAAGGACAAATCAACAGCAAAGTTTGGCTGATTGACACACTTAAACAATATTTCCAAAGAGTACCATACAACATTGTGATATGCGGTGGCTGGAATGGAGTGCTGGCAACACTGCTGTTCAACAGCGATCTGGACATCTTAAAAATTACTTCTGTGGATAAAGATCCTGCTTGTGAGCCTATTGCTCTCACAATGAACAAAGAGTATGAAATGCGAGGACAATTCACTGCTTTAACTGAAAATATAATTGATTACAAATATTACAACAAGCACAATTTGATAATAAACACTGCCTGCGAACACATGACACCGGAGGAATATAATCAATGGATTTCAAAATTGCCCAACAACACTCAGGTGATACTACAAAGCAATGATTATTTTGACAATGAGGAACACGTGAATTGTCAAAAAGATTTGATCACGTTCAAACAAAATTGTGGCTTGCAAGTTTTTTCTGCTTCAGAATTAGAAACAGAAAAATACAAAAGATTTATGATAATAGGAGTTAAAAATGGATACAGCAACTAAAGTTTTTAACAAATTTAAAGATGGCACACTGCCTTGGTTGGAATTAGATATGAGTTTTACTCCTTACACTGACCACGTGGAGTTTGCCAAATTGGAACAATACTATGTACCACACAGAGAAAAAGAAACTCACAAAGGTTGGAGCAGTTGTTGTCTGCATGGTTTGGGCATTGACAAAACACAGGTGGCAAAAGAATATGGCTACGATGATGAATTGAACGCACCTTATGACTGGACAGAATTATCACAAATTGCACCTGCGGCAAAAATGTTTTGGGACAAGTTTCCTGCTGAAAGATACAGCAGAATACGTTTTATGAAACTTGATCCTGCTGGCAGAATAGATTGGCACAATGACCATCCAGGACATCAACTGCCAGAGGATTTGTGCGAGTACTTGATTCCAATAAATGTGTCGGTGATACATCCAGCACTGTGTTACATGGATATAAAAGATCATGGATTAGTTCCATTTGGACATGGCAAAGTTTTTTTAATAAACATACTGAAAGATCATCAAGTGGTCAATAACGCCAATGTGGAAAGAATACACATGATTGCTCAAGCACACATAGGCAACCGTAGATCAGAGTTTAATGAATTATTAGATAGGAGTTTGGAGAAAAATGGCATTTCAATTTAACGCACAGAATAGAAAGCATGACAACATAGTTTTTGTTTTGGATACAAATTTTCACAAAATAAAAAATGCTTCAGCGAAAGAAATAATTCAAAACATTGCTGAATATCAGATAGGTAAAATCAACACCATGGGTTATGATGTTATGATAGCCCTGTCGGCAGATCCCACATTAACAAAATTGGTTGACCAATATGATTATGCTGTGGTATATAATCCAGATACTGAATTCCAAGGTGGTGCTTTTTTCAAACATTTACACAAACTGATTGAACAGGATTTTTATATAGCAGGACACATACTAGACAGAAAAGAAGGATACTATGAACTGCATGAACAATGCTATGTTATCAATCTTAAAAAACACAAAGAACTGGAATTGCCTGAAATAGGTGAAATGAAAAAGGATTCAGAACACTTTACCACAGAACCTATTAGAAGTGAAGAAAATTTTCACGATGATTATACTCCTTTATGGATTAAGCCTGGAAATGAACTCAAAAAATATGCTCACAAATGGCATGGTTGGAATGTAATAAGAACAGCATTGGACAACAAAGAAAATATCATTGTGTTTGATGAAGATATTAGATTGAGTAAAAAATGTTATTATGCCAAACACGAAACAGATTTTATTGAAAACAGCAAACAGATTTACAAAAAGTACAATCAAAGTGCAAATAGATTGTTCTATCCCATAAACACAGAAGAACTGCAGACAGTCCATGTAGCAGGCAATGTTAAACAATTGATTACTCCTGCCAGTGGTTTTAATTGGTTAAAGTATCTGGACAAATATGGTTGGGACGAGGATACAGAAGTGATATTTTATGATTACAATCCAAATGCACTTTACTACATGGAACAAACAATTAAAAAATTCTCTGGGGGAGATTATCATCAATTTTTAAAAGACACTAATAGACACAAATCACCAGACTGGTTACCTACAAAATTAGAAATTGCTGACCATTTTGCAGAAATTAGCAATTTATGGCATATCAAAGACAAAATAAAATTTAAATTTGTGGAATGTGATTTATTGAATGAATTTACATTAAAATTTCAAAATGAACAAAATGTAATTTTCAACATCAGTAACATTTTTGCCTATGAGCCAACAGTGCCATTTATTCCAACCAAGCAAAGAGTGATTCAACAAAATCAACTTATAAAACTGTTAAAAGAAAAATATGACAAAATACAATTGATTGTATCGCAACATGCCTGGAGTGGATTTGTAGAATACGATGTAGATGCTGGTCCTGTTGAAAAATTTTATGAAGTAGATATTGAAAGTTTGA